ACAAAATATCCATATATCTAACAAAAATTAATAACTGTGACATTAGCTAGTTATAGTATAGAGTAACAGGCTATTGTCATACTGTTTTAATAACAGATATTTCCATGTGATAGTATCTTATAGACAAAAATGTAAAAACATTATGGCAAAACCCAGGAAAGTAGGTGGCCCTATACAAAAACTAAGTGCGTTTGCGGCTAAGAAAAAGGCGGAACGTGATAAGAAGAGGGCGATGAGAAAAGACAGGAAGGCAAAAAAGGCTGATTCACAGAAAAAGCATCGAGATAATCCATCTATGAAGGGTAAGGATTACGATCATAAAGATAAAAAGTTTAAAAGTGAGAAAAATAACCGTGGAAACGACGGAGAAGGCACTATTAAAGAAGGTAAAAGAAAGTATAGAATAAAAACAAAGAAAAGAAAATGACAGCTTTAATGGATATGGATGATTTTATAGCTATGGTAGCGGTATTAATCATATTATTAGCCGGAGTAACCACTTTGTGGTTAATGATTAACGATAAAAAAAAGTAAATGGCAAGAATTAGTAGTTTTCCTTTAGATGATAATATAGGATTAAACGATATTTTATTTGGATCTGAAAATAATGGTATTGGAGCTAACGGTCAACCCATATATGTAACTAAAAACTACAGAATAGGTGATTTATCTAATTTTTTCGGGTTAAGTGGTGATAATGTAACGTTAAATACAACTAAATTAACGAGTTTAGCTACTTTTAATGCTGATGGTAGTGTAGCTTCATTGCAAAATGCCACTGTAAGTTTAATAAACACAGCGACTACAGCTGCTGGCTTTGCTACTTCTAGCTCTGTAACAGCGGTAAACTCTAGAGTAGACATAATATTGGGTTCAGGTGGTTCTAGTGTGTCACAGGCATTTGCTAACCAGGTATTCACTACTACTACAAACTCAGATTTTGCTGCAGCAACTGATGTTACTGAAATAAAGAGTCAGTTTACGTATAGTGGAAGTGATATAAATGGATTAGCTAGTGGTACGACAATATCAACAGCAATAGCAACTGCGGAGACAAGTGCGGTATCAACAGCTAATGCAGCTAGAGCAGCAGCTGAAACAGCTTTAGTGGCAACTATATCTAAGGTGTTTAGGCAAACAAGTGCACCTGCAGTCACAGAACCTGTTAACTCTATATGGTACGACACAGATGACAACAATAAACCTTATGTATTAGTTACTGGTACACCTAGAGTTTGGACAGCAGTTAATGATCCTACACTAGCAACATCGGCAAGTGTAACAACGGTGAGTGATGCTGTAGCATTGGTAAACGGTAAGTTGTCAGCTAGGTATGGTATTAAAGTAGCTACTGGCAATGTTTTTGCTGGTATGGAACTAATGTCTAATAGTGATGCCACAGGTGCAGTTAGTGACATAATATTTACAGCAACTAACTTTAAGATAAAAACAATAGATGGTAGTGGCAATGTTTCACCTGTTGCACCTTTTACTGTTAGTGGTGCTAATGGATCAAACGTTGTAAGTATAGATGGATCACTTAAAATAGGTAACACAAGCTTAACTGATGTTACTACTAAAGCTAACAGTGCAACTCAATCTAGCGATCATGCTAGTATTCAAGCAGGAACAACCGCAGCTAATGTAGGACTTGCTAATGTTGTTAATAGTAACTTTGATTCAAATGGTAATGTAATAGGTGGTGCTGTTGGTGGAACTACTATAAATTCAACAAAAATATTTCAAGGTACAGGTACTTTTGGTAACGCTAATACTGGTTTCTACTTAGATAATGGAGGTAATTTTTCATTAAGAGATAAATTAGTTTTTAATGGAAGTACTGGTGATTTAAGTATTGCTGGAGCTATAAGCGCAACATCAGGAACTATAGCTAATGGTGTTACTATAGGTGGAACAGCAGCTAGTACAGTTGCTAGTGGTGCTGCATCTGGTGCCACTGCAAATCAAACATCTACTGCTGACATAAGAGCTGTTGGAGCAGCCACGTCAGGAACTATAGCCGGTATTAGTATATCAGGATCAGAACTATATCAAGGCGCAGGAAATTTTAATAATGCCGATACTGGTTTTTATTTAGGATCAAATGGAACATTTTCACTAAAAGATAAACTATCTTGGAATGGTACAACATTAACAATAAATGGTAATGGTACTTTTTCAGGAGCTTTATCCGCAGCTAGTGGTTCGTTTGCAGGAGATATATCATCAGCTTCTGGTACATTTACAGGAAATTTATCAGTAGGTAGTAGTAATACTATATTTAAAGCAACCACAGATGGTATACAATTAGGGCATGCTACTTTTGGTAGTGCACCCTTTAGAGTTACTGCAGCAGGAGTTTTAACAGCCACAAGTGGTTCTTTTGCTGGAAGTATAACTGGTGCAACTGGTACTTTTGCCGGTGTTACAATAAACTCTAATGGAATATCAGGAACTGGTTTTACTTTAAATTCTAGTGGATTAACAGCTACAAGTGGTTCTTTTACAGGAGTAGTAAACGCTACTAGCGGATCTTTTGCTGGTAATATATCATCTGCTACAGGTACATTTACTGGTGGTATATCTGGAACTGGATATACTTTAAATAATAGTGGTTTACAATTAGACAATGCTAGTTCCGTTATAAACCTTGGTAACTCAGTAGTTCTTAGTTCTAATGGATTAACAGGTCAAGGTTTTGAATTAACGTCAACTGGAATAGAAGCAAGTAGTGGTTTGATTGGAGGATGGTCTATAGGTAGTAACTTGTCATCTTCAGATGGTGAAATGACTATGAATCCAGCTACAAACTCTATTCAGATATTTGAAGGTTCAGATGTTAGGGTTGATATAAACTCTAATGAAAACGTATCTGATCCAGAACAAACAGGTAGTGTTACAAGTGTTAATTCATTAACAGCAACAACAACAACGCCTTCAACTCAAAGCGGAAATATATCTTATAGTTCTGGAAAAAATGTTTATATATATTCTAGTGATACTGGATCTTGGACAGGTAGCACTTTACCTAACAAAACAGTTCAATATAGTATAGCTATGTCTGCTGATGGTTACACGATACAAGTTACTGATGGTAGTGGTGATTTTGTAGGTAGCATGAGTTGTGTTGCTGGGCTAGCATTCAGTACATCAACTAACACTAGTGATATATTTCACTACACTAGTAGTGCCACTGCTTCTAGATCTGATGGTGGATCTGCAAGTATATCAAACACCACTGTTACTGGAACATTTGTATGGCCAAATCAAAATACAGTATATATATTTGGATGGAATAAAAATGTTAATATTTCTGGTACAAACTACAGTGGAGAACCACCATCTGGACCCCAGACTTCCGCAATAACCTTTAAAACACCTGTAGCAACACCAGCTACTGGTAATATAACATTAACTATATCAAAATGCGAGTTAGTACCTGGTGGTTTGTTAATAGCTAAAGATACTAGTAATTTTCTAAGAGTAAACAGAAAAGTAAGTAGCAGTGCTGCATGGAGTAGTAATTTTATACATAGTAAAATGTATGCATGGAGACATGAAGGTAGATTAGCTGTCGTTGATGAATTTAATGGTTCTGGAGTTGGTATCAGCGGAGATCTTTTAATAGGTCAGACATCTCCAACTTCATCAAGTAATGGAAGTATTAGAATTTTTACTTCTAGTGGAGTTCCTTATATAGATTATACAGGCGGTACTTTACAATGGAGAAATACTAGTTCTGGAGGAGGTGTTAAAATAAACTTTGAATCTAATGGAAATATACTAAACAGTAATGGTAGTTATGGAACAATAAGTTCAGATGAAAGATTAAAGAAAAACATAACAGATGCTACAGGTAAACTAGAAGATTTACTTTTATTAAAAGTTATAAATTATGAATTTATTAGTGATGAAAATCCTGGTAAAAAAATAGGTTTTAAAGCTCAAGAGTTTGAAAAAGTATTTCCTTCTTTAGTGTTTGACACAGATACTAGAGAGTACGATGAAGACAACAATGTAATCTCAGGATATGAAGATCAAAAAGGATTATATGTTGGCATGGAGTTTGCAATACTTACTAAAGCAATACAAGAGCAGCAAGCAATAATACAATCACAAAAAACATTAATAGAAGACTTAACTGCAAGAGTAACTGCTCTTGAAAGTTAAAAAACTAAATGAGTGTGTAACTATACTCTAAGAAACCCCGCGATGTTGCGGGAATAACCAAAACCAATAAAACAATGACATACGCAATACACTATAGCTCTAATACATGGAGCAACAACCGACAAACACAAATGACCGATGAAACTGTTAAAGAGCAGTTGGAATATATTTCAGATAAGAAAAACTGGAGGATAGTTCAACTACCAAACGGATTTTATCAAACCGAGTACAAAGACATGCAGAACGATAAGTTTTGGCATGATGTAACAAGAAGGGAAACACTAGAGAGTGCAGAGGCTGCTATTGATGGTAGCATAGAGCATTATAAGAAAAAACTTTCTTTTTTAGAAGGTCCTAGAGTAGTTAAAACTTTTTGATAAAAAACAATATATAATCAATTTAATTTAATTTAATGGAATACAATCAACCTAGTGAGATCGTCAAAGATTTAAACTTTGGTGACTCAGCTAAACAAAGAATATCAGCAGGTGTGGATAAACTAGCTAAAGCAGTTAAATCTACACTTGGCGCATCTGGTAAATGTGTTATTTACGAAGATGCAAGAGGAAATCCAGTGATTACAAAAGACGGAGTAACCGTAGCTGAATCGGTTGTCTTGTTTGATCCAGTGGAAAACATAGGAGCAACTCTTATTAAAGAGGCTTCTAGGAATACAGTGAAGGAAGCAGGGGATGGCACAACAACTGCCATCGTCCTTGCTGAATCACTGTTAAATAGTGTCAATAATGCTGATAGTAATGTATCTATAAGAGATATAAAAAATGGTATGAATACGGGTTTATCTAAGATAAATGAGTATTTAAATAATAAATCTATAAAGGTAAAAGATTCAATGCTTAATAGTGTTGCATCTATATCTTGCAACAACGACCCTGAGTTAGGTGACATAATATCTGAAGCATATAATAAAGTTGGTGCAGATGGTGTTGTACTTATGGAAGGATCTGAGACAGATCAAACTTACGTGGAAGTTGTAGATGGAGTGCAATTTGATAGTGGTTTAACATCACCGCACTTCATAACAGATAAAGACAAACATAGAGCTGTTTTAGACAACCCTATGGTGTTAATTGTCTCATCAGAGATAAGTAACATAAGAAAGATACAAAACGTCTTAGAGTTTATTATAAAGGGTAATAAAAGCTTATTAATAGTAGCACAAGTAGAACAACAAGTAAAATCAGCTTTGTTAATGAATAAAGTTAAAGGTAATATTAATGTTAATATCGTTGATTTACCAGGCTTCGGACCTACTAAGCAAGATACTATTGATGATTTAGCTTTTTTGACTGGTGCTCAAGTTATAAATGAAGAGCTTGGCGATGATATGGATTTTATAAATCCTAGTGTGTTAGGTAGAGTTACCAAGTCAGTGACAGATGACAAATCAACCGTTATAACTACTTTAGAAGATTTAGATGTAAAAGAAAGGCTTAAGAATATAAAATCATTAATTAAAAAAGAAAAAGATGGTTTTATAAAAAAGAAGTTAAATCAAAGATTAGCTATGCTATCAGGCTCTGTAGGAGTTATAAAAGTAGGTGCTGATTCTAAGGTTGAATTAAAAGAAAAGAAAGATAGAGTTGAAGATGCAATATATGCTGTTAAAGCAGCCTTAAAAGAAGGCATTGTGCCTGGTGGAGGAATAGCATTACTTAATGCATCTCAAAACATAGAACCAAAAAACGAAGGTGAGAGAGTTATATTAAAAGCAATTAAAGCACCTCACTACACAATACTTGATAATGCTGGTATTGCTGACTCAGTAGTACCAATTAAAAAAGGTTTTGGTATTGATGTTGTTTCAGGTGGCGCAGTTGATATGATAAAAGCTGGTATTATCGATCCAGTTCTTGTCACTAAAACTGCTTTAAAAAACGCGGTAAGTGTTGTATCCACCATTGTATCTGCTGATTGTGTTGTATCTAATATGAGAACAAATGAAAGCAATTAATCATTATCTTATAGTAGATGACATAAAAGAAGAGCAAAAGAAAATTGCTGGTCTTATATTTACAGAAAAAACAGATGTAGATAATAGATACGTTAAAGCCAAAATAATAAGTAAAGGTGAACTTGCGGAAGGAGTTAAAAAGAACGATATAGTTTACTATGATAAACACGCTGGACATGGAATTGCTTATGGAGATAATTTTTATAAAGTAATTAAAGTAAGCGATGTCATTTTAGTTGAATAAAATCTTTATTAAAACAATTTTTTAAATTTAAAAACAAACAAACATGAATAACCCATTATTAATTTTTATAGATGCTGCAGATGATGCGGCAGCTTATCCATTGTCATCTCTTTTAAGCATGACTGTTGCTGCAGATGCTACAATACTGATGAAGTTTAAAAGTTCACTTGGAGGTGGGACTACAAATGAAACTGACTTAGTTACTGTAACTTGTACTTCTAATACTGAATTAACTGTATTTAAAGCTATTGCTTCTGCTATAGCTAGTCCAGCTGGTGTCCATGAAGGATATGTAGTTGTGGCTGACGGTGTTAATAGCGTATTTGTTGATTCAAATATTACTGCTACTGCAATTACTATTGATACTTAATAATTGAGACTAACAGCGCATGATTTGCGTGATTTAAATATCCTTAAGTATTACAGGCTCACACGTAAGTGGGCTTGTAAAACTTATGGTTTTAATGATGCTGATCTAGAATTACTAATATATTTAGATTGTAAAAAAAGATTTACACGTAATGATTTTATAAATGGTGTTTATACTTATACATGGGATAAGCATAGATGGGAAAGATTAAAGCGTGAGGGTTGGATAGAGGTTTGGAGACAAAGAAATAGGACTACTATAAAATATAGTATATTTAAAACTTCATTTAAATGTAGTCAATTAATAAGTAGAATATATAGAATACTACTAGGTGAAGAGGATTTACCTTTTTCAGACAGAAGTGTTTTTCATAAAAACAAATCATATACAGATAAGGTTATGAATAAAGCCATAGATGATATGATAAAAGATAATGAACGATAATTTAAACTAAAAAACAAAAAAATGCCTAAATTCATAAAACAGGTTAGGAAATTCCTAAACAATCCACCGTTTAAACTTAATGGTGCTGCAGCTAAACCTTCAGTATTAAAGATGTATAAGAATCCTCCTTTGAAAGGAATGCAAGATCCTGGAGGACAAAAAAAAGAAGAAGTAAAGAAAAACAGGACTAACACAACGTATAACCAGGCCTGGAATAAAATGAGTGAAGAAAAGCGAAAGACTTTTGGAAATAAGGAAGGTTTTGTTAAAAAAGCTGAAGATTGGTGGGCAAAGCAAGATGCAACAAAAGCAGCAACAAAACCAATAGTTTTAGATCCAGTAACAGTAACAGCTGATAGAATACAGAATAGAAAACCAATGCCTGAATTAATGACATCTGACATAAAAAAACCTGGTGATAAAACAATTAAAAAAATAACAAAAGAGGAATCAGCAGCTAACGCTAAAAGAACTAAAAATAAAATGATAGCGGATAAAGCCAAAGCCGCAATGGATAAGAAAAAAGCAGCAGCGGCTACTCAAGAGCAAAGAATGAAAGATAAGATTAAGCTTAAACAAGAGATAAAGGATCTTAAAGAAACTGGTACAAGAAAAAAAAGAAAGGAAAATTTAAATACAACAAGAAGCACAAAGCAAGAAGCAGGTCAATCATTAACAGATCAAGATTTGATAAAAAAGAAAAGAGAAGAAAAAAGAAATAAACGTAGAGCAATTAGAAAATACAAAAGAGATCCTAATGCTTTAGAGGTTGCTAAAGTTAAAAAAGATAAAAATTCTCCAGCTAAAAAGTATACATCTAATGCTCAAAGAAAAGCAGTTCATGCTTCTAAAGCAGAAAAGAATAGTGCGATGAAAATGTATAAAAGTACAAAATCACCAAACAAATTTAATGCTGGATTAAAGAAAGCTGCCGCTGCAGGTAAATTAGATAAAAATCCTAAGTTTAAAGCCGCAGTTGAAAAATCACCAACCAAAATGAAAAATAAAAATTCACCAGCTAAGAATTATAAAAAAGGATATTACGGAATAAAATAATGGGATTTAAAATGAAAGGTTTACCAGGGTTTCATAGCTCTGGTACACCTATTTTTAAAAAAGATTTAGGTAAAAATATAGTTGCTGAAGCTAACCGTGATGGTACTATATTTGTAGATAAATCAACGTCATTAAGTAGTGCTAAAGGTATTGAAGCAGTTAAGCATGAAAAAGTTCACTTAGATCAAATGAGAAGAGGTGACCTTGATTATGATGATGAAAATGTTTATTGGAAAGATAAAAAGTATTCTAGAAGTAAAATGAAAGAAGGTGCTCATAACTTACCTTGGGAAGAAGAGGCTTATTTTAAGACAAGTAAAAAGAAAAAAAATAGAAGAAAGAGAAGATGAGTGAAAAAAAGAAATTTAAAGACACTAAGCTAGGTGGTTTACTTAAGAGCTTAGCACCTAAGATATTAAATGTTGCAGGTGATCTATTACCAGACGCTGGAGTTCTTAGCATGGTAGGTAAAATGATTGATGATGATCCCAAAATATCACCTGAAGATAAGAAAATATTGCATAAACAACATGCTGAAATGTATAAACTAGAAGTAGCTGATAGAGACTCTGCTAGAAATAGAGAGATTGAAGTTGCTAAAACTGGTAAGAAAGACTTTATGATGACATTAACCGGAGTAGTTGGGTTGATGTCATTTGCTTTTATAATATATGCAGTGGTATATGTACCATCTGTAACTGATAATGATTTATTTGTACACTTAATGGGTATGGTTGAAGGTGTTGTTATAAGTAACATATTTGCATACTACTACGGAACAAGCGCTAAATAAAACTAAATGGCTAGAATATCCACTTATGTATCAGACACCACAGTTGAATCAACGGATAAGTTCTTAGGATCTAATGCTGGAGGTACTACAAAAAACTTTCAAGTTAGTGATATAAGTAAACACTTACGTGCCACTAATTCAGGTGGAGTTGGAGGACAACTAGTTTATATTTATCATGATAGTTCTTTTAACGGAACAGGTATAAGACAACCAGGTACTATAACTTTTGATTCTGGCGGTGGTTCTACTGTAGCATTTTCAGGCATAACAACTATAAAAATAAGTAAGTTTCCAAATACTGCAGATAATTCTGTTGTAAACTTAATAAACACTTTTTTAAATAAAAATATAATAATAGCCGACACTGAAGATCAAGATCAATTTGGTGTGTATGAAGTTACGGCTATAGCTCAAGATTCTGATGAAAATAATTTTTATGATTTATCAGTAACATTGATAGGTTCTCTATCTAATGGAAATCTCAATAACTTAAAATCTTATTCCATAAGTGCTACTACGGTTGGTCTTTCAGGTGATATAACATCTGTAACTGCAGGTGCAGGATTAACCGGTGGTGGTACAACTCAAGCAGTAACTTTAAATATAGGTGCAGGTAATCTTATAGATGTACAAGCAGATCAAGTGGATGTTGATTTATCTGAATTAACAGACATGACTCAATCATGGGTTACTGGTGAAGATGAGTTTGTTGTATTAGATAATGGTTCACAAAAAAGAAAACTTTCATCTGAGATATTTGGATCAAATGCATTTACGTCTACAACGATTGGTACAAACACTAATGCATTAACAGTTGATGATTCATCAATACAATTGAATAGCGGTACAACTTTTGATGGTTCTGCTGCTAGAACAATTAGTGTTAAAGCTAGTGGTATTACAAATGCAATGCTAGCTGGTTCTATTGCTAATGATAAATTAGCAGGATCAATATCAAATGATAAACTTGCAGGTTCTATTGCTAATGATAAACTAGCTAATAGCTCTGTATCTTATGGTGGTATAACATTATCGTTAGGTAGTGTAGACGATACACCTGCTTTTAACTTACAAGATGCAACAGGTTATCCAACCTCAAGTCTAACTGGTACAATTACAAACAGTCAATTAACAGGTCAAATTGCTAATAGTAAATTAGTTAATAGTTCTATAACTATTAATGGTTCAGCTATTTCATTAGGTGGTTCAGTAACCACACCAGATACTAACACCTTTAGAACAGTTAAAGTTGATACAAATAATGATGGTTCAGCTAATGAAACAATTGGGTCTAGTGAAGAACTACAGTTAATAGGTGGTACGAATATAACACTAACTGAATCTGCCGGTGTAGTAACTATTAATGCTGGTGCGTCAACCACTGTTGGTAAAACGAATTCAACTCAAAGAGCAGGTACAATAGAACTTATAGCTGGTTCCAATGTAACAATTACTGAAGATGGTACAACTGGTCACTTTACATTTGCTTCCACAGCTCAATTAAGTACTGAAGAGATACAAGATATTGCTGGCCCATTAGTTGCTAGTGGTGGCACTAAAACTGGTGTAACAATTACATATCAAGATTCAACAAATGATATTGATTTTGTTGTTTCTGACACAACAGTAGCTGGTGATTCAGGTTCTACTGGTATAACACCAGGTGATACACTTACGATTGCAGGTGGAACTAACGTTACCACAGCTATGTCAGGCGATACTTTAACTATTTCTTCATCTCAAACATTAAGTACTGAAGAAGTACAAGATATAGTTGGTGCAATGTTTACTGGAAATACTGAAACACGTATTGCTGCGACATATGAAGACGGTGATGGTACTATAGATTTAGTTGTTGACGATATGACAGCTAATAATGACGTATCAAATGCTAACTTATTAACTAGATTAGCTGCACTAGAATCTTCAGGTGGATCAGGTGATGAAAACATCGTAATTGGTACTGATAGTGGCGATACAATAGTCATAACAGGTAATCTACAAGTATCTGGTACAACCACAACTGTAAATTCTACAACAGTAAGTCTCAATGATCATAACATAGTTTTAGACAGTGGTAATAGTACATCAGCTGTAGTTAATGGCGCTGGTATTACACTTGAAGGTGGTAGTGGCGATGATGCTACTTTTACATATAGTACAACAGGTCCTAAGTTTGAATTAAAGCTTGGATCAAACCATGAAGACTTACAAGTAGACCAACTAATTGCTGGTTCTATTAGTGTTTCAGGTGGTTTTAAAGATTCTAGTGGTGATTTAGGTACTAACGGTCAATTGTTGTCATCTACTGGTTCAGGTACTAATTGGGTTAGTGGTGATAGTGCTAATTCAGTTATTAAACTAAAAAACTTTACTGGTAATGGCAGTACAACTGCATTTACTCTAGATCACACCCCAACACACGAAAACACTACACAGGTTTATATAAACGGTGTTTATCAATTAAAATCCACATATTCTACAAGTGGTACAACATTAACATTCTCAGAAGCTCCCCCTAATTTATCCAATGTTGAAGTTATTTCTTTCACAGTATTAAACAATAGTGGTGGTGCAATATCAGCAAGTTCACTTGATATATCAGGTGATGTTGATATAGATGGCACACTTGAAACTGATGCTTTATCAATAAATGGTACAGCAATTACAGCAAGTGCTGCAGATATTAACCTTATTGATGGAATAACAAACGGAACAGTAATAGCTAGTAAAGCTATTATAACAGATTCAAATAAAGACATTACTGGTGGTAGAAATATAACCATTAGTGGTGAACTTGATGCAGCTACTTTAGATATAAGTGGTGATGCTGATATTGATGGTACTTTAGAAGCAGATGCAATTACAGTAAATGGTACAGCTTTAAATACAGTTATAGCTGGTGTTACTGTGACAAATGCTACAAATTCTTCTCATGTCTTAGTTACTGATAATGAAAGTACAAGTGAAAATAACTTAATTACTTTTGTTGAAGGAGCAACATCCTCTACAGGTAATGTGGGTCTTGAGATGGATGGTAATCTTACTTATAACCCATCAACAGGAACAGTAACAGCTACGGCATTTTCTGGTAATTTAACAGGCAATGTCACGGGTAATACGTCTGGAACAGCGGCTACAGTAACTGGTGCAGCACAAAGTAATATTACTTCACTAGGTACATTAACAACATTAACAGTAGACAATGTAATTATAAATGGTACCACTATTGGTCATACTAGTGCAACTAATGCAATGACAATAGCAAGTGGTGGAGAAGTAGAATTTACAGGAGCTAATCATATTTCAGGTGCATCTTCACTTAGAGCACAAGCAAAATCAGGTAATTTATATTTAGATACCTCAGCATCTGCTTTAATAAGAACAAATGGAACTACAACAGCATTAACTTTAGACGCTAGTCAAAATGCAACTTTCGCAGGTTCAATTAATACTAGTGGCAACCTTGAAATAAGTAATGGTTCTCCAGATATATTTTTCCATACTACAGGAAATCATTATAACTGGATGATTGGTGTACAAGAAAACGTTTCAACGGCTTTTGAGATAAGTGTTGATGGAGCAACTGGAACAGGATCTGATACAACCGCAGGTAATTATACACCTGTAATTACAGCATTAGCTAATGGTAAAGTAGGTATTGGAACTACTTCGCCTGGCTCTTATGACGGTGAATCCGATGATTTAGTTGTTGCTAGTGGAGTTGATGGTTCTGTACCAACACCGGGTATAACAATAGCGTGTCTTGGGGATACTAAAGCAACAGGTAGAGGAGCATTAAGATTTTCAGATGGTACTAGCAGTACCCAAATGTATATGGGAGGTGTTGAATATAATCACAATGGTGATGCTATGTCTTTTAGAACTGCTGGTGTTCAGCGTGTTACCATCGCATCAACAGGTGAAACTACAATAACTGCATCAGATGTAACAGGACTTAAAATTGCCCAAACAGGTCAAAGTTATTATCATGTAATACGGAATCAAGGAGATGGTTTATTCATAGGAGTAGATGATGATGATAGTGGGGGTGCTGGTGCTGATTTAAGAATTAATGTTTCTGGTTCTGAAAAAATGAGACTCTCTAATGGTGGTAATTTAGGTATAGGTGATTCTGCATTTAATTATTATGCTAATAGATTAGTTGTTAAAGCGCCTGATGAAGATGGTGTAACATTTTTAAGTGGTTCGGGTGAAAAATTTTGGCTTTGTTTTGCAGATGGAACCAGCGGTCATGCTCAAGAACTTGCTGGTCATATATCGTTTGATCATGGAGATAATACCATGAAACTTGGTGGAAATGCAGGATATGACTGGATAACTCTTGGTAGTAGTGGTGATATAACATTTGCAAATACAAGTGGCAATAGATTTGTAAGTTATAGTGATAATCAAACATATCTAAGTAATCAATCTGCTTGGAACTCTGGAAATGCTAACAAATTAATTTTTGAAGGAAGATACAGATCAACTGCTAATGATACAACTTCACTTGGAGAAATACATGTAGGAAGAGATGAAACTAGCACTGATGGTCATTACGGAGGTAATATGTCGTTTTGGACAAGACTTCATGGAGGTGCTATAACAGAGCGCATGCGTATAAACGATGACGGTATTTTGACAATTGCAAGAAGCGCCATCGCAGTTGGTTCAGCTGGGTATAGATTTGATACTAATGGAGAAATGTATACTTCAATTGCTAATAATCTTGCTAGTTACTATCTCTATGATACTACAAATGGTGCATGGAGATTTTATGTAACTGGAGCTGGACAAATAGTTGCTCAATCAACTTCTATTAATAGCCTTAGTGATATTTCTTTAAAAGAAAATATTAAACCATTAGAAACAGGATTAGATGAAGTAATAAAACTACAACCAAGAAGGTTTGACTGGAAGAATGACGATGGAAAAAATATAGCGGGTTTTGTTGCTCAAGAAGTTGAAGAGATTTTGCCTGATTTAGTTAGTGAGCAAAAATATAATGAAACAGAAAATAAAAAATTCCTTAAAATGGGTGATATGATACCAACACTCGTTAAAGCAATCCAAGAACAACAAACCATTATAGAAGACCTTAAATCAAGAATTCAAACACTAGAAGGATAATGGCATTAACGTTAGTAACAAGCGATCTTATTGGAGGTTTAGATTATTCTAAATTAACTGGAACTGTTCCAACTTGGAATCAAAACACCACTGGTACAGCGGCCACAGTTACGGGTGCATCACAGAGCAATATTACATCCCTTGGCACACTTACAGGATTAACTATTTCAGGTGATGTCACTTTCACTGGTGCTAGTTATAATGCTGTATGGGATACTTCAGCTAATTTATTGCAGTTTGCAGATAATGCTGTAATACGTGTAGGAACTGGTAACGACGTAGATATTTATCATAGTTCAAATGTAACTTATATAAAAACACAGACAGATTTACCTGTGAGTTTTATAGACGCTGGTGGTGCTGATATGTTAAAATTAACACCAAATGGTGCTGTTGACTTATATCACAATGGAACATTAGCATTAAGTACAGCGGCGGGAGGTATTTCAAATTTTAGTGGTGATGTGGGCATTGGAGCAACCCCAACTGCTCAGAGGGCAGATGATAGACAATTACAAATAAAAGATGCTACTTCTTTATTTCAGTTAAATGGAATTAATAGCACATATCTATCATACAATGCATATTTTGATGGCACATGGAAAAGACGTATAAGCGGTTACGTTAATATGTTTAGATTAGGCAATGATAATAACGGTATTTCGTTTTATCAAAGTGACACTGGTTCAGCAGGTTCTGCTATTACTTTTACTGAACCTTTTTGTATTAAGTCAGACGGTAAAGTAGGTATTGGAACGACTTCACCAGATCAAAAACTACATATTTCAGGAACAATACATCAAACTGACGGAACAGCAGATACATATTTTGGACTCGGTTCAGATAATGATAATTATATATCTACAAACGGAGGTTTTACAAGATTCAGAAATGGAGGAACGACTCAACTCAATATTGCATCAAATGGCTTGGCTACATTTACACCAAGTGGAGAATTTGCAGCATTATTTGAAAATACAAATACTGCGGGTGGACAACATTGTTATGTCGATATTAAGTCAAATGGGGGTTCTAATGGATTAGCAATCTTAAGATTTATAACAGATGTTGCAGAATCGGGAGGAACGTCTGCCATATATGGTAGTCAAGACGATTTGCTTTTTTTAACAGGTACAGGTGCAGCATATTCTACAAGACTTACTATTGAATCGGGTGGTAATATGACATTGGCTAGTGGTCTTTCTTTATATACTCAAGGTACAGGTAGATTATATACTCATAATTTAACACTAAGAGAGCAAGATAATACAGCTAAATTTCAAATATATAGCTCTGGTGGTGGTTGTGTTTTTTATAATAATGAATCTAATGGAGCTTATTACTTTTACACTAATGGTGCTGAACGTATGAGTATTGATGCATCTGGGCAAATAGGTATAGGAACTTCAACAGTAACTGGTGTTAAATTATATGTAAATGCTTCTGAACACGCTCTTGTTGCTAAAAGTGGCTCAACAGGTTATGCAGCTATTATAGCTGATAATGGAGGTAGTAGCGGTACTCGTTATTTCATGAGTTTTAGAATTAGTAATACTGAAGTAGGAAAAATCACAAGCACAGGAAGTGCAACGGTCTATGCTACATCTTCGGATTATAGATTGAAAGAAAACTTAGAATATACTTGGGATGCAACAACAAGATTAAAGAAATTAAAACCAGTTAGATTTAATTTTATAGCTGATGAAACCGACACACTTGTAGATGGTTTCTTAGCCCACGAAGTTCAAGATGTAGTTCCAGAAGCTATTTCAGGTGAAAAAGATGCAGTTGATAGTAAAGGAAATCCTGAACATCAAGGCATAGATCAAAGTAAACTTGTACCTCTTTTAACAAAAGCACTGCAAGAACAACAAGCTCAAATAGAATTATTAAAACAAGAAGTAGAATCGTTAAAACAATAAAACAATGGCAATAACATATACATGGGACTGTAAGACAGTCGATACATATCCAACTAAAGACAAAAAGTCTGACGTAATATTTAATGTTCACTGGAGATTAAATGCTGAAGATGATACTAAAGATAAAAATTCAGGAACTATTTATGGCGTAGAATCTATTAATACAGATGATTTAAGTACCTTTACTGCTTTCGCTGATCTTAAAGAATCAGATATAATTGGTTGGGTTGAATCAGGATTAGGTGAAGAAAAAGTTAAAGAGTTAAAAAGTGCTCTTGACAATCAGATAGCTGAGAAAATTACACCAACAGTAGTAACAAAAACAATTGGTGTGTAATACCTATTTATAAGTAAATTAAATTTAATCATATAAAACAAAGTAAAATGGAAGATATAGTATTAAAAATCAAAGACGAAGAGTTAAAAGAGTTGCAAGGAAGGGTTAATATAATTAATCAAGCTCAATTGCAAATTGGACAACTTGAAACTCAAAAGCATAATATGCTTCATGAGTTAGCAACTAGCCAAACTGTGTTAAAAGAAATACAAGATAAGCTAGAAAAGGAATATGGTAAAGTTAGCATCAATATCGTTGATGGTACCTATGAACCAATCAAAGAAGATGAGCAGCAAGCTAATACGTAAGATTAGTATTGGTAAAGATTATAAAAATGAAGCTATGCATTACTCCGTGGGCCAAGAGGTCTACGGAGGGCATACAATTTGTAATATTATAGAAGAAGACGATAAATACAGTATCTATATCAAAAAAGAAAAAGATGTTTTGATATGGAAAGATTTTAACAAAAATATGGCTGTATCTGTTGAATATAATCTACAGTATTAATGAAAAGTATTTATGACTTTATAATTGAACCAAAGGATACTAGATATAATAATACTAAAAAGGTTGGTGATAAAGAACTTGTATTAAATACTGAAATTTTTAATCATCAATACGTTAGTAGAGAAGCTGTTATAAAGCATTTACCTTTAGCCATAGATACTGAATTACAAATAGGTGATGAAGTTATAATTCATCATAATGTGTTTAGAAGATGGCATAATGTTAGAGGTGAAGAAAAAAACAGTAGAAGCTTTATAGACGAAAACACTTATTGTGTTAGAGAAGATCAAATATTTTCTTACAAAAGAAATAAAAAGTGGTCTGCTATGAAAGGGTTTTGCTTTGTAAAGCCTATACACCAAGACAATAAATTTGATACTGATAAAGAAAAGCCACTAACAGGTATAATGAAATTAACTAATGATGAGTTAATTAGTTATGGTATAAATAATGGCGATCTTGTGGGTTTTTTACCTAACAGTGAATATGAGTTTGTAATAGATGGTGAAAAACTATATAGAGTTATGACTAATTTTATTTCAATCAAATATGAATATCAAGGAAACGAAGAAGAGTATAATCCAAGCTGGGCAAGTGGCAGTTGAGGAATTAATTAAAGTAGCTAAAGAAGCTATAGTTGATTCAGATGATGATATATCTGCTGATAGATTAAAGAATGCAGCAGCAACTAAAAAGCTAGCTATATTTGATGCTTTTGAAATACTTAATCGCATACAAGAAGAAGAGAATATATTAGAAAACAAAATACCAGTTGATACAACTAAAGATGTTTCATTTGGTGGTTTTGCTGAAAAGAGATCTAAATAATGTACGAACAAACTTTATATAAGGTTATAGAACCAATAAAGAAGAGTACTATATCTAGACTTAATAAAACCAAAAAATGGGATTACGGTTATAACAAAGAGCACGATGTTATTGTAATCAGCAAGACTGGTAAAATTGGCGATGTGTATAGCATACAAGGATTAAAGGTTGCCTTGCCTAAAGCTGAAAATGTAGTAAAGTTTAAAAGTAATAAGTTTGAGCAAAAAGAATATCCCAAAGAATTAAATAAAATTAAAACAATATTTGACTGGAAAGAATATCCAAATGAGTTTAAAGAGAGGTACATAGAATATATAGAAAATGAGTTCAAAATTAGAGAGGAAGGCTTATGGTATTATAACAACAGTAATCCTACTTATATTACTGGCACTCATTACATGTACTTGCAGTGGAGTAAAATTGACGTCGGCAAGCCAGACTTCCGTGAGGCCAATAGATTATTCTATATCTTTTGGGAAGCCTGTAAGGCCGATATACGATCTTATGGAATGTGTTACCTTAAGAATAGACGGTCAGGGTTCTCTTTCATGGCGAGTGGTGAAACCGTTAACTTGGCAACAATATCCAGTGATGCACGCTATGGGATTTTGTCCAAGTCCGGTCCCGATGCTAAGAAAATGTTCACCGACAAAGTGGTGCCAATATCCGTCAACTACCCGTTCTTCTTTAAACCAATCCAAGACGGTATGGATAGACCTAAAACAGAACTCGCTTTCAGAGTACCAGCATCGAAGCTTACCAGACGGAGTATCACGAGCACGGACAAACCAGAAGATTTACAAGGCTTGGACACCACAATCGACTGGAAAAATACAGGAGATAACTCCTACGATGGGGAGAAACTTAAACTCCTTGTACATGATGAATCAGGGAAGTGGGAGAGGCCAAACAATATCCTCAACAATTGGAGGGTCACAAAAACAACCTTAAGGTTAGGTAGCAGAATTATTGGTAAATGCATGATGGGATCTACGTCTAATGCTTTAGACAAAGGTGGTGAAAATTTTAAGAAACTATACAGAGATTCCGATATAACTAAAAGAAACAAAAATGGGCAAACTAGTTCTGGTCTTTATAGTCTTTTTATTCCTATGGAATGGAATTACGAAGGGTTTATTGATGAGTACGGTCAGCCGGTATTTGACACACCAGATGAAGAGGTTAAAGGACCTTTTGGTGAATACATAGACATAGGTATATTAGAGCATTGGCAGAATGAAGTTGATGGATTAAAAAATGATCCTGATGCTTTAAATGAATTTTATAGGCAATTTCCTAGAACAGAGGAGCATGCATTTAGAGATGAAACTAAGAATAGTATATTTAACTTAACTAAAATATACGAACAAATAGATTATAACGAGGATATATCAGGATCTTTATCAGTTAACACTGGCAGTTTTCAATGGGTTAATGGTATTAAAGATTCACAAGTTATATTTTATCCAGATCCAAAAGGTAGGTTTAAAATAAGTTGGATACCACCTGCTCATTTGCAAAATAAAGTCATTGAACGTAATGGTTATAAAACACCAGGTAACGAGCATATAGGAGCATTTGGATGTGATAGTTATGATATTTCGGGGACGGTCGACGGGCTAGGTTCCAAAGGAGCTCTTCATGGACTCACCAAATTCTCTATGGAAGATGCTCCTCCTAATCACTTCTTCTTAGAATACATTGCTAGACCTCAGACTGCTGAGATGTTTTTTGAAGATGTTTTGATGGCATTAATATTTTATGGTATGCCAATACTAGCAGAGAATAATAAACCTAGACTTTTATACTACTTAAGGCGTAGAGGTTATAGAGGTTATTCTATGAACAGACCAGATAGAAGTTGGAACAAATTATCTACTACGGAAAAAGAGATTGGTGGTATACCTAACTCTAGCGAAGATATTAGACAAGCACACGCAGCAGCTATTGAAATGTATATACAAGAACATGTTGGTTTAAAAACCAATGGTAACTATGGTGATATGTATTTTAATAGAACATTAAATGATTGGTCTAGATTTGATATAAATAATAGAACAAGATTTGATGCTGCAATAAGCTCAGGTTTAGCGGTTATGGCTTGTAATAGAAATTTATATGCACCTAATGTTAAAAAAGAAAAACAAAATATAAATATTAGTTTCTCAAAGTATCAAAACGAAGGAAGCTCATCAATAATAATAAAATAAAAATATGGCTCATTCAATTAGTAAGGATTTATTTCCTAGTCAAGTAGTTAGCGATTTAGAAAAAGTAAGTATGGAGTATGGTCTAAAAGTAGGCCAAGCTATAGAAGCTGAATGGTTAGATACTGAATCTGGAGCTAATAGATTCAAAAGCAACGAAACAAGTTATCATAGACTTAGACTCTATGCTAGAGGAGAACAATCTATACAAAAATACAAAGATGAGTTATCTATAAATGGTGATTTATCTTATCTTAATTTAGACTGGAAACCAGTACCTATTATACCTAAATTTGTTGATATAGTTGTTAATGGTATATCTGAAAGAACATTTGATATAAAAGCTTATTCTCAAGATCCTTACGGTGTTAGTAAAAGAACTGAGTATATGGAAGGCGTATTAGCTGATATGAGGTTAAAAAACTTTGATGATTTTTTTAGAGAAAACTTTAACTTAAATCTTTCAGCAACACCAAAAGAAGAACTACCTGATTCTAAGGAAGAGTTAGAACTTCACATGCAACTATCATACAAACAAAATGTTGAGTTAGCTGAGGAACAAGCTATTAATGTACTGCTTAATCAAAATAAATATGATTCAATAAGAAAAAGAGTCAATTATGATTTAACCGTTATAGGTATAGGTGCTGTTAAAAATACATTTTCTAAATCAGAAGGTGTTAAAATAGAATATGTAGATCCAGCTAATTTAGTTTATTCATACACTGAATCACCAGATTTTGAAGACATATATTATGTTGGTGAGGTTAAGACAATACCTATTAATGAATTAAAAAAACAATTTCCTGAATTAACTACTGAAGATTTAGAAGAAATAACAAATCAACCAAGTTCTAAAAAACGAGGATATAGTAGAACGAATTTGAGTAACAATAACTCTGATTCTAATCAAATAGAAGTTTTATATTTTAATTATAAAACTTATATGAATGAAGTATATAAAATAAAGTCTACGGCATCTGGTGCTAGTAAAATCATAATAAAAGATGATACTTTTAATCCGCCTGTAGAAATATTGGATGAAAATTTTGAAAAAGTATCTAGATCACTAGAGGTATTATATGAAGGTGCATTAATAGTAGGTACTAAAAAATTATTAAAGTGGGAGATGGCTAAAAATATGATGAGGCCAAAAAGCGATAACACTAAAGTTAAAATGAATTATAGTATCGTAGCCCCTAGAATATATAATGGTAGAGTAGAATCTTTAGTTAGTAGAATAACTGGATTTGCTGATATGATTCAGTTAACTCATTTGAAACTGCAGCAAGTAATGTCTAGAATGATACCTGATGGCGTGTACTTAGATGCTGATGGTATAGCTGAAGTTGATCTTGGTAATGGTACAAACTATAATCCGCAAGAAGCTCTTAACATGTTCTTCCAAACTGGTAGTATTATAGGTAGATCACTCACTTCTGATGGTGATATGAACCCAGGTAAAGTACCTATTCAAGAAATATCTAGTGGTAGTGGTGGTCAAAAAATGCAAACACTTATTCAGACATACAATTATTATTTACAAATGATAAGAGATGTAACTGGATTAAACGAAGCAAGAGATGGTAGCACACCTGATCCTAAAGCGTTGGTTGGTGTACAGAAATTAGCTGCTGCAAACTCAAACACTGCAACAAGACATATACTTCAAGGTGGTGTTGATTTAACTTCACAGTTAGCAGAGTGTCTATCTTTGAGAATATCAGATATAATAGAGTATTCTCCTACAAGAGATGCTTTTATACAAAGTATAGGTGTTCATAATGTGGCAACACTAGAGGAGATGGCTAATTTACATATTCATGATTTTGGTATATTTATAGAATTAAAACCAGATGAAGAGGAAAAACAAATGCTTGAAAACAATATTCAAGTAGCTGTTCAACAAAAAACCATTGATCTAGAAGATGCTATAGATTTAAGAGAAATAAATAGCATTAAGTTAGCAAATCAATTACTTAAGTTAAGAAGACAGAAAAAACAAAAGAAAGATCAAGAAATATCACAACAGAATATACAGGCTCAAGCTCAGGCTAATGCTCAACAACAACAAGCAGCTGCAGAATCAGAAGTTCAAAAACAACAAGCTTTAGTTCAAGTTGATAGTCAATTAGAACAACTTAAAGCACAGCTAGAATCACAAAAAATGCAACAAGAAGTAGCTGCTAAAAAAGAGTTAATGCAACTTGAGTTTCAAATGAACATGCAATTGAAGCAGATGGAAGTTCAAGCCGTTAAGGGCAAAGAAAAAGAAAAAGAAGATCGTAAAGATCAAAGAACTAAAATACAAGCAAGTCAACAATCTGAATTGATTGATCAAAGAAAAAACGAAAAACCACCTAAAAACTTTGAATCTGCAGGTAATGATACAATGGGTGGTTTTGACTTAGGTTCATTTGAACCTAGGTAATTATTTTTAATTTTTTTATTATATTATATTATGGCTAAGAAAAAAGAACAATTAGAAGAGGTTGTAGAAGCTACAACTGAAAACAAACAAGAAAAAGTAGAAGTTAAAAAAGAATCAGTTAAAAAAGAACCTGAATTTAAGGTTAAGAAAAAACCTTCTATGAAACAACAAAAAGATGAAGTTGTTAAAATAGATCTTAGAGAAGTTAATAAATCTCAAGAAGAGGTGATTACTAAAGAAGAAGAAAAACAAGATGAACAACCAATATCACAAGAACAGCCAGTGGTCGAAGACACCACAACCAAAGATTCAATCCCAGAAGAAAATAAAGAACAAGTTTCCAAGGATGAGCAAGACAGCATTCTCGAGGAGGTAACTGAAGAAGAAGTTCAAGAAAAAACAGAAGATTTAACTGAAGAAGTTAAAGAAGCTGTAGAAGAACAAAAAGAAACAGGAGTTGATTTACCTGAAAATATACAAAAGGTGGTTGACTTTATGGATGAAACTGGAGGAAGTCTAGAAGATTATGTTAGACTAAATCAAGATTACAGTAAGATTGATGATAATTCGTTATTATTGGATTACTATAAACAAACAAAACCTCATTTATCAAATGATGAAATCAATTTTTTAATTGAAGATACTTTTCTTTATGATGAAGAATTAGATGATGAAAGAGAGGTTAAAAGAAAAAAACTAGCATTTAAAGAGCAAGTTGCTAATGCTAGAGTCCACTTAGACGGGCAAAAGTCTAAATATTATGAAGAGATCAAAATGGGTTCTAAGTTAGCGCCTGAGCAAAAAAAAGCAATTGATTTTTTTAATCGTTACAATAAAGAGTCTGAGCAAAAAAACAAGATAGCTGAAAGACAAAAATCAGTATTTAATAAAAGAACTAACGAAGTTTTTTCTAACAATTTCAAAGGTTTTGAATATGATGTTGGAGATAAAAAATACAGATATAATATCAAAGAAGTAGACAAAGTTAAAAGTAATCAAAGTGATATTACTAATTTCATTGGAAGGTTTCTAAATGAAAACAACGAAATATCAGATGCTAAAGGTTATCATAAATCAATGTTTACAGCAATGAATCCCGACGCTATCGCAAGTCATTTCTATCAGCAAGGTAAAGCAGATGCTTTAAAAGAAAGTATCTCAAAGTCTAAGAATATAGACATGAACCCAAGACAAGGTCTTTCTGGTTCTACTAATGAGGATGGATTTAAGTTTAAGGTTTTAGGTGATGATTCTTCAAAATTAAAATTTAAAATTAAAAAATAAAACAAAACAATTATGGCAATAACAAGCGCAGCTGGACCCGATGCGGCACCGGCTAAACAAACGCTGTCAAGCAATTATATTGACTTTACAGCAAGTGCAACTAAAGGTTGGGCACAACAGTACCTACCTGATTTAATGGAAAAAGAAGCTGAAATTTATGGAAATAGGTCAATTTCAGGTTTCTTATCTCAAGTTGGAGCAGAAGAAGCTTCACAGTCTGATCAAGTAGTTTGGTCTGAGCAGGGTAGATTACATTTAGCTTACACAGCTACTAATGAAACTGCTGAGGATGCTAATGTTTGGACTATTGTAAATGATGTAGATGGTAACTCCATTGGATCAGAGCATGGAATAAGAGTAGGAGATCAAGTTCTTGTAGCAGCTGCAGGTCAAAATAAGCAGTTTAACGGTTATGTTTCAGCTGTAAGTGGTGCTTCTGTTACTATTCTTTCTTATACAACTCAATTCTTTGCTTTTTCAGATAGTGCAGGTGCAGGTGCATATTCAATATTAGTTTATGGTTCTGAGTTTGGAAAAGGAAAAGATGGTAGAGATGCTGCTAACGCTCCTCAGTTCAAAACTCAAACTAACAAGCATATTATCTTGAAAGATTATTACGAAGTTTCTGGATCTGATACTTCAGCTGTTGGCTGGGTGGAAGTTACTGGAGAAGAAGGACAATCAGGATACTTATGGTATTTGAAAGCTGAAGGAGACACTCGAGCAAGATTCGCTGATTACTTGGAAATGTCAATGATGGAATCTGTAAAAGGTGTTGCAGGTTCTTCAACTGCTGATGGTTCTATTAATGGTGCTGCTGAGGACTTTGGTAGTGAAGGATTATTTGCTGCTATTACAGCTCGTGGTCATGTAACAGATGGTCTTGATTCTGGAACTCCTGCTACTAACTTTACTGAGTTTGATAATATTCTAGCTACATTTGATAAAAATGGTGCAATTGAGGAGAACATGTTATTCTTAAATAGATCAACAGCTCTTAAAATTGATGACATGCTAGGAAGTATTAACAGTGCTTATGCTACTGGTAGTTCTTATGGAGTATTTAGCAATAGCGAAGATATGGCTTTGAATCTTGGTTTTTCAGGTTTCCGAAGAGGATCTTATGATTTTTATAAGTCTGATTGGAAATACTTAAATGATCAAGGAACAAGAGGATTTATTAACACTTCTAATACGAATGCTATCAGAGGAGTTATTGTTCCTGCTGGTGTTTCATCTGTTTATGATGAGCAATTAGGAAAGAACTTAACTCGTCCTTTCTTGCATGTTCGTTACAGATCTTCTGAAACTGATGATCGTAAAATGAAGACTTGGGTTACTGGTTCTGTTGGGGCACAAACTTCTGGAAAAGATGTAATGGAAGTACATTACCTTTCTGAAAGATGTTTAGTTACTCAAGGAGCTAATAACTTCATGTTAATCAAAGGTTAATACATTTATTTAATAATTACCCTCGTCTTATAGATGGGGGTAATTTTTACACTTATTATATTATATTATATTATATCATGGCAAAAAAACAAAAAAAAGTAGATATTGTTGAAGAAACAGTGTCAACAACAACAATGGAAAGACCAGTTGTTGAAAAGAAAAACGACTGGATTATAAAAGACAGGATGTACACATTAAAAGATGAACTACGTCCACTCACTTATTCAATAAAAACAAGCGGTATATACTGGTTTGATGAAGAAAAAGGATATGAGAGAGAATTAAAATACACTACAAATCAAAAAACAGTTTTTGTAGATGAAATGAAAGGTGATCAAATACTAGGTAGAGTTGTTTTTGAAAATGGAGGATTATTTGTTCCTAGAGAAAAAACAGTGTTACAAAAATTACTTTCAATTTATCATCCAAAGTTAAACAACTTGTATCAAGAACATATACCTGCTCAGATAGCTCAAGATCAATTAGTTAATCTAGAAGCACAAATCGATGCTTTAAATGCAGCAAAAAATCTAGACATAGATGTTGCAGAAGCAGTGATGCGTGTAGAAATTGGATCTGAGGTATCTAAGATGAGTTCTAAGGAGCTTAAAAGAGATTTATTACTATTTGCTAGATCAAACCCAGGATTGTTCTTAGAATTAGTCTCTGATGATAATGTTCAATTAAGAAACTTTGGTATTAAAGCCGTAGAAGCTGGTATAGTTAAACTATCACAAGATCAAAGAAACTTCACTTGGGGTAGCAATGGAAGAAAAGTTATGACTGTTCCTTTTGATGAACATCCATATTCTGCATTAGCGGCTTTCTTCAAAACAGATGAGGGTATGGAAATATACTCTAATATTGAAAAACGATTAAAGGATTAAGTTCCATGTAGATGTTAGGCCATCAACTTGGTGGCTTAACTACTACAAAATAAAAAATTATGGCTGTAAACGTAGATACTGTATATCAAAGAGTTTTAAGTATATCAAATAAAGAAAAAAGAGGTTATGTAACACCTCTTGAGTTTAATCTTTTCGCTAACCAAGCTCAACTTGATATTTTTAATCAATATTTTTATGATTTAGGTCAATTCAATAGATTACCTAAATACGACTTAGAATATTCAGATTCAGTTGCTTTTCTTGAAGAAAAGATGTCTATATTTGAAGTTTTTAGTCAAACTCCTTTATCCATAACTAATAATTTAGTTAGACTTGATAGTTCAGAGACTGGTACAGGTACCGTTGATGGATCCATTTCAAGTTCAACTTCTGTTGTTTTAGATGCTACAACCGGTAGTGTTTTACCAGGTATGACAGTCACTGGAAGTGGTGTGTCTTCAGGGGTAACAATAGATGCAGTTGCTTTAAACACTCCCTCTAATCATACAACATTAACCTTATCAAGTGCATCATCAATATCTGATAATGTAGCATTAACTTTTGATTTCAATAATCCTGAAATATATCAATTAGGTAATGTTTATTATACTTTATCTGGAGTAGATTATGAGGTTGAAGAAATAACAAGAAAAGAATTAATACAATATAACCTTTCACCTTTAGCAGTTCCAACAACTAAAAGACCTGTTTTTATAAGAAAAACCAACTCTGGTAATAGAATAGAGATTTATCCAAGCACTATATCATCTGATATAACATATAACTATATAAAAAAACCAGCAGCAGTTAGTTGGACTGGTACTGTAGTTAATGATGTTTCTCTTTATAACAGTACAACATCCACAAACTTTGAATTACACGAATCAGAAGAAACAAATTTAGTGATAAAAATATTGGCTTTAGCTGGTATATTACTTGAAGATCCTCAATTGTATCAGGTATCTTCTCAAGAAGAAATTAAAAAAGTTCAACAAGAAAAAGCATAATAAATGGGACTACTAGGAACAAGAACTGAGGAAGCATATTATAATCAGTCTCAAAGTTTTACTGGAAATGGAAGTACAACTAGTTTTAATATAACTACGTCATATTTTACTACAAGACCAACTCAACAAGCTGATATAAATGTTTATATAAATAATAAAATTATAAACAAAAGTACGTATACTTATAATGGTACAGCTCCATCAGACACTTCTGCTGATGATTCTTATAATATAGTTTTTCATAATACTTCTGGGGTAAATTCAGATCTTCAAGAATCTAGTGGTGCACCAAAATCTGGTTTAAAAATTGTATTTATTGAAAGTACATCTACAGAGGAATATGGTAATTATCAACATATAAGTATTGGTGATATAATAGATAACTTCATGGTTTCTTATGTAGGTAATGATAAAATAATAGATAGAGTAAAAAAAGCAGATGTTGCTTTTCATGCTCAGAGAGGTATACAAGAGTTAAGTTATGATACATTAAAATCAATTAAATCTCAAGAAATAGAAATTCCTCCAACATTAAATATGATTTTACCTCAAGACTATGTTAACTACGTTAAGTTGAGTTGGTCGGATGGGGATGGTATTGAAAGAATTATATATCCAACTAGAAACACTAGTAATCCCACGGGTATATTGCAGGATTCAGATTATAGATATTTATTTGATGTTAATGGAAAATTACAAACATCTTTCAATTCTTTGACTTGGGATAAATATTCTACATCGTCAAACATAGAACAAAATAAAGAGTCCAAGCAAGATCTAGATGAATTAGATTTAAAAGCTGCTGGAAGAAGATTTGGTATAACTCCAGAGTATGCTCAAAATAATGGATCTTTTTTTATTGATGAGATAAAAGGTATTATATATTTTAGTTCTAATATATCAAGCAGGTTAGTAACACTTAAATATATTAGTGATGGACTTGCACAAGACTCAGAAATGGTCGTTCATAAATTTGCTGAAGAAGCCATATATAAACATATAGCCCACGCTGTTTTAGCTAGTAAAACTAAAGTACCTGAATACATAATTAACAGGTTTAAAAAAGAAAGATTTGCTGAAAAAAGAAAAGCAAAACTAAGATTATCTAACCTCAAATCCGAGGAACTTACCCAAATAATGAGAAATAAATCTAAGCAAATTAAACATTAAGATATGCCAGACATAAAACATCATTTCCGAGCTGGTCGGATGAATAAGGATCTTGATGAGAGATTAATACCTAATGGTGAGTACAGAGATGCACAAAACATAGAAATAGTTACTTCTGAAGGCTCTGACATAGGTTCTATTCAAAACAGCTTAGGTAATACTTTAATTAATGGTAAAAAATTAGATGCTGTTACAAATACAGTTTCTAATTGGAGCTCTAGTTTTATATCTAACTTAACTAATGCTGAATGTATAGGTCATGTTGTAGACAATGAAAACAATAAAATATATTGGTTAGTAGCTTCTGATGAAGCTAGTTGTATTGCTGAATATGATGATGTAACTAAAGAAGTGTTACCAGTGTTAGTGGATACTGGAAGTATACTAAATTTTAGTAAAGACTATTTAGTCACAGGTATTAATGTTATAGAAGGGTTGTTAGCTTGGACAGACAATCAAACTGATCCTAAAAAAATAAATATAGAAAAATTTAAGTCAGGTTCTGTAGATTTTGCAACTACTACAAAATATGATGGCACGGTAATGAATGCCACTCAAAGAGCAGCTGCTAATAATTTTAAAAATGAGCACGTAACAACTATAAAGTTAGCTCCTAGAAATGCACCTACATTAACATTAAGTTCTTCTAAAAGATCTGGAATAGGAACTAGTGCTGATAACAATAGCGTTTTTGTTTCTTATGATTTTTCTGATATAAGTATTGGAGGAGCTTTTACTATAGGCTTTGCACCTACTCCTAACTTCTTAAAAGATGATGTAATAACATTAACTACCACTCAAGATAATTCAGATAAATCAACAACAACATACAAGCTAACAATAAAAATAACAGAATTATTAAATGAAGCTAATAGTGTAAGAGCTATACTATTAACAAAGCCTAGTAATTTACCAGATAACTCGTTATTATTTACTTGTTTGTTGGATGAGGGTAAAGCTTTATTTGAAAAAAAGTTAATAAGGTTTGCATATAGATGGAAATACAATGATGGTGAATACTCTACGTTTTCACCTTTTTCTGATATTGCATTTTTACCTGGAACATTTACGTACAAATCTGATGATGGGTATAATGACGGTATGTTAAATACTGTTAAATCAATAGTTGTTAGTGGTTTTGAAAAACCTCTTGATGTAGAAAAAATTGAAGTATTACTTAAAGAGTCTAATAATAATTTAGTTTATGTAACACATACTATAACTGATGAGTCAACTAGTTATACTGTTGAATCTGAAACATTGGGTTTAGTAATACCTTCAAATCAATTATTAAGACCTTGGGATAATGTTCCTTTAAAAGCTAAAGCTCAAGAAACAATTGGTAATAGATTAGTTTATGCTAATTATACTCAAGGATATGACATAGAAGATAATAACATACCTGAAATATCAGTAACATCTAGTATAACTAATAGGACTTCTTCTATAGGTGTTGGTGAAAAATCTATAAAATCAGAAAGAACATACCAAGTTGGTGTTGTTTACTCTGATTATTTTCAAAGAGAAACACCAGTCTTCTCTAGTAAAAAATCATCTGCTATTATAAATAAAATTCAAGCTGATTCTATTAATTATTTATCAGCAAGAATTGATAGTATACCTCCGGACTGGGCAACTCACTATAAATATTTTATAAAAGAAACTTCAAATGAATACTATAATCTTGCTCTAGATAGATTTTATATAGCTAAAGATGATAGTGTGTGGTTATCATTCCCATCATCTGAAAGAAATAAAATACAAGAGGAAAGATATATAACATTAAAAAAGAAACATGATTCTGACGATTTTGTTAAAGAAGAAGCAAAATATAGAATATTAGATATACAAAACGAGGCACCTAGGTCACTAACGGTTGATATTAATTTAAAATCAAGCTATAGAGCTATTATATTGTCAGATGCTAGCAATAAACCAACAGTAAACTCTTCTTATTTTAAATTTAGAGGACCTACTGATGCTGAAAATCCGGAGTTTGCTAGATCCTTTAATTCTTTGGGTTATGTTAGTATAACATCGTATGACTCTTCTGGAAATGAAATAGGTACTACAGACAAATACAAAATAGAAAGTGGTGGTATAAATGGAGAAACAAATGGTAGTGCTGGCACTATGGGAGTTACTACTGTTTATGAAGTGAATCTTGAAGATGGTTTTGAATCAAAAGAATCCACCATACTAGCTTCAACTAATTTTGAAGCAAACGAATATTTTAAAATAAATATATATCAAGAAACAAGCTCTTATAAATCTGAATTTTCTGGAAGATTTTTTGTTAAAGTAAATAGAGACACTATTTTAGATGAAAATGTTATTGATGCATTTAAATTGAATAAAATAAAGTATAGTGTAAAAGAAAGACAAAATATATCTTTAGATTCAACAAATGATTTTACAGAGGATAATAGTGAAAACTCTGGAATATCTTGGAAAGATTCAAAAGCTGATAATAACGAATTCTCAGATCTTAGGATATTAGATAATGAACATCCTAAATCAGATAACAAAACATTTTCTTTTATTTTATCAGGGGTTGACACTGGAGAAAACACTGTAGATCATAATTTAAGTAATGAAATAAGTGATTTTTTATCAAAAATAAATACAGCAGGTACTCTAATACAGTTTTCAAATTCTAGTGGATTTGCTGGTGGTGTATATAAGATTACAAGTTGTGCTATTACTACATCATATAGATCTGATACTACAAGCAAGAAAAAGAAATTATCAGGTAAAAGAAGAAGATATAATGTTGAATTTGAAAGTATAAAAGATGGAGGAGGTTATTTTGATAATTTCACTGTATCAGGTAGTGGTACTACTGGTATAATAACAGAGATAGCTATAGTAAAAAGAGAAATAGATTTTGAAAATGATAACTTAACATCTACTAATCCAGCTGTATTTGAAACAGAACCTATAACTTCTGTTGATTTAGATTTATTTTATGAGGCTTCAGATCAGTTATTTATACTAAAGCCTGGTATGAAAATACAAAATACAGAGCATACAACTAAACAAGTAATAACAGGTATTGATAATTCTGTTGATACTAATGGTGATAAGAAAACTTCTATATCTTGGTCAGGCACTATAAATAGTACTGTCAATGCTGGATATACATATAGAATATGGTCTAGTGATGAATTGTATTATAAAGATATAACAGCTACTGGTACAAACACTACAACAAGTATAACATTAAGTCAAGATAATAAAATACATGGCTTTGAAAATTCTATTGATTGGTTCAACTGCTTTTCTTTTGGTAATGGCGTAGAATCAAATAGGATACAAGATGACTTTAATGCTGTTTTTATAGACAAAGGCCCAATTGTTTCATCAACAATAGATACTCGTTATAAAGAAGATAATAAGAAAAGTGGTTTAATATTTTCTGGTATAATAAACTCCATAAGTGGTGTTAATGATTTAAATCAATTTATACAAGCTGAAAATATAACTAAAGAGTTAAACCCAGAGTATGGTAGTATACAGAGAATAGTTGCTAGAGACACAGATTTAGTTACGTTTTGTGAAGATAGAGTATTAAGAATACTAGCAAATAAAGATGCTTTATTCAATGCTGATGGTAATCCTCAGTTAACTGCTAGTAATAATGTTTTAGGTCAAACAATACCTTATTTAGGTACTTACGGTTGTGGTAAGTTTCCTGAATCTATTTGTCATTATGGTTTTAGAATGTATTTTTTAGACAAAGCCAGATCGTGTGTTTTAAGACTATCTAGAGACGGTATAACTAATATATCTGAAAAGGGTATGGGTGATTGGTTTAATGATAATATACCACTGTCTAACGGTTTTATAGGTACGTTTGATGAAAACAAAAAGTGCTATAATTTAACATTAAACAATTATACTATATCATTTGATGAAAGAGTTGATGGTTGGACTTCGTTTAGGTCTTTTATACCACAATTTGGAACTTCATTAAATGGTTTGTATTATACATTTAATCAAGGTTTATTATATTCTCATAATAATCCTATAAGAAATAAATTTTATAGTACAGGTTATGAATCTTCTGTTAATGTTATAATGAATGATGCACCATCTTCTGTTAAAAGTTTTAAAACTATAAATTATGAAGGAAGTGATTCTAGAAAATATACATATAATGGTGCTAGTCAAACATTAGCCAAAAAAGGTTGGTATGCTAACTCTGTATTAACAGAAAAACAAACGGGTAATGTTAAGGAGTTTGTGGAAAAAGAAGGATTATGGAGTAATAACATACTTGGAGATACTACAACATTAAGTAATATTGATGAAAAAGAGTTTACAGTACAAGGTGTTGGAACTTATGCTTCAATAGCTGGAGATACAGCAAGAACACAAATAACTATAACTAAAACTTTAACAGCAACTGGAGCTAATGTTTCTGGTAAAATTACAATATCTGATCCTGTATCTTTTGTACAAAACATAAATACATCTGACGTATCTAATACTAGTGTATTTACAATAACACCGCTTACGGGTTATACCTTAGTTGCTGGTAATTTTAGTGGTTCTAATTGTAATTTTTCTCAAAGCGGAGCAAATGTAACATGCTCTTTAGCATCTACAGATAGTTCTCTTACTGATGATATAAGCCATACTGTTAATATATCTCATTCTGGAGCATTAACAACTACTACGTATAGTGTAGGTATAACTCATGAAACTTTTGAAGAAAATACACTTGCAACAACAGAGGGTAGTATTGTTACTGGTTCAAACATAATTGGTACAAATACTTATACGGGAGGTGTTGTTGACGTTGAATCTACAGTATTTACTATAGCATTTACTCCAGACTCAGGTTTTGAATTTGATGAAGCTCCTGTGGCTACGGTTGTGTATAGCAACGGTGGTGGTGGTAAAAACATGTACAGGATAACTAACAATTGGAGTTCATCAGATAAAGATGCTAAGGTTACTTTTACTGTTAGATATACTTTTGGATCTAAAAATCCTACTGGTGATAAAATAACATTTGTTGCTAAAGCAATTAAAGAAGTAACGGCAGTACCAACGTCTATAACTGGTGCAGAGGTATCAAAAAGAACTGTGCTAGCAACTGGAGAAACTAGAAGTTTTAAAATATTTGGAACACCTGGTGCTAAGTTTAATATAACAAGAAGAGAATTAGAACAAACAAAAACAGTGGATGCTGCAAGCTATACTGTTGTAACAGATTATGGTACATCATCTAATAGCGTAGGTAATAATATATCGTGGTGGCATGGTACAATAGCGACAGGTAAGGCTGCAGATTATGCTTGGCAAGACTATCCATACATTGGCCATCATGCTATTCCAGCAAGTGGTGTATATGAGTTTGATGAGGTAATTCCAGCATTAACAAACTCTAATGAGAAATATATTTATTATAGAATAGATCCAGGTATAAATCAATATGATGATTCAGGTAATGGAGGTCAAGTCCTTAGTAACCAACCACTTACTATAATAAAAAGAACAAAGTTTAATGCCGACGGCACTATTGCTGGTGATGAGTTTCCAGGCGCAAATATTGCTGATCACACATCCACTAAAGCTAATTTTTTACCATTATCCACTCAATCAGCAACTTGGGCTAGTGGATTTAAATTGACATTTGCTAGCGCTCCTCCAGTATTAAGTGATGGTGATTGGAGTACAGATGTTACTTGGAATGGAATGCCTGGAGGTAGAAGATTTATAGTTTCATCAACAGCTAACAGTGGAACAGAGATAAATCTAAAAGAACAAATTTTTAATGTTAACACAGGTTCTTCAGCTGGATTTAATACATATAGATTTGTTGTACCAGGTCAAACTTCTGATACTTTAGGTACATCTATTTCAGCTCCTAGAATACAACCATCTTCAATAAGTCAATTGGCATCAGGTACAGTAATAACTTTTTCTAAGGTTAATGCTAATACATATGGAGATATTGTTTTAAAGCAATTACCAGATGCTAAAATTAAATTAAAATTAAAAAAATCTATACCTGATCAAGTATATGCTTTTCCAGGTAGTAGTGTAGCAACTACAAGTTCAAGAACAGGAACTGCTACAGCTAAGGTTAATGGTACAATAAGTAGCACTACAGCTTTAGTAGTAGATAACAATTCTGGAACAATTGCTGTTGGAGATAGGGTTACTGGTAGTGGTGTTGATAACAATGTTACCATTAAAACAGTTACTGATCAAAATACTTTGGTTTTATCTTCTGCACAAAGTATATCGGACAATGTTGATTTAACTTTTTCAGCTGTAACTACTTCTGCTACTTATGATATAATTAGTTCTTATGCAGAACATGAGCCTGTTAGTGGATCAAGTAAATATATAGCTAATATAAGTAGTATAATGCAAGCTGTTGATGCATCTGCTAATGATGAAAGCTTCATATTAAGTGAAATTAAAGAAATAAGTGCTGATGATTTTAAGTATGAAAAAGCAACTTTAACATACACTGGTACTGCTAGCATAAACAGTGGTACTACTTTAAGTTTTGCTGCTGCAGTAACTTCTACGGCTAATGTGGATGGTGCAATTAATAGTGATACTTTAGTAGTTGATAATGAAGTTGGTGATATATTGATAGGTGATGTTGTTTCAGGAAGTGGTATATCTGGTACTCCTACAGTTACAGCGGTTGCTCTAGACACTCCTTCAGATCATACAACACTAACTTTATCAGAAAGTGAATCATTAAGTGATAATGTTGCTTTAACATTTACACGTACTCCAACCACTACAATACCTGATGCAGTTTATGTTGGTAGTAGTATTGATTATAACATATATAATTCAGATGGTACTGTTGCAAGTTCTCATACAAATACAGTATCTGCTATAAATACAGATAGAACTGTAATAACGCTTGGTACAGCTGCTACAGGTTCTAGTATAATAACAACTGGTACAGTTTTCTTATTTAATAAAACAACACCAGAAAACTGGGATTTTGATCTTAAAAATATTAATGGTACAATTAATAATACTAACGCAGGTAATAAGTATACAGTAACTGGTGATATTGAAATATCTAAGTATGGATTAGCAGATGTTACTTTAGAGTTAGATTTAGATAAATTATTATCCCATACAATAGAAGGTTCAGCTACGGTTTATACACCACCCACAGTAACAACTAAAAAAGCAATTAAAACTAAAATAAGTGGTGATGTTTCAGAAGCCGTACTAATTAGTGGTCATAATAGAGTTGCTGTAAATAGTGGAAGTGCTGCAACATATAACGGTACTGGTTATATAATAGCTGAATTAATAGGTAATAATTTGAAAGAAGGTGCTAACACAACTCAAGGTGGTGAAAATCAAATAGTTATAAATGCTGTTGCTGATGATACTAGTAATATTACTGCATTACAAATATCTTCTTTAAAAGTTACTAGTCCTGATTACACCGATACTTGGACATCTTTATCTAATGGTAAGTATCAAGGAACATCCGCTTCTAAATTAGGTTTTTCATGGGCAGCAACTCTAAAAGCAGGTATTGATACAACAGACGATTTAGATATTACATTTACAGTAACAAAAAGCGGTTCAATAGCTTAAATAAATAAAATATGCCAGATTCAATACAAATGACATTTAGCAATCCTATAAATACGTCACTACAAATTGGTGATACTATTTATAAAAGTGCAGTAACATCTGGAGTAGGTGCTGCACCTGTAGAGTTAGGAAAATGCACAGCATTAACTTCTACCGTGATAACTTGTGAGATACCTACTACCTTAGCAAGACCTGGCGGAACAGATTTCATATTGTTTAGCAAAAATAATAAAGCAAATTTATCATCATTAAATGGTTATTTTGCTGAAGTTGAAATGAAAAATGATTCTACAGATAAAATAGAATTATATCAAGTTGGATCAGATGTTTCAGAAAGTAGTAAATAATAATACAATAGTGTAACTATAATATTAAATTTAATGGAATTAGAAAAACAAAAAGAAAATTCACTAAAACAAATAAATGAATATAGAAATAAAGTATTAGATCTTGAACAAGAATTACTTGATTCTGGCGTTTGTTATACTGGTGATGAACTAGATAAAATAAATCCACTAAAGCACAGCTTTGGTGATGGGTGTTATATTAGAGAAATATTTATGCCGGCTGGTCAAGTTATAATAAGTAAAATACACAAAAAATTACATCCATATTTTATAATGAGAGGTAAGGTTTCTATATTAACGGATGAAGGAGTTCAACATATTCAAGCTCCTTACAGCGGTATTACTAAACCTGGCACTAAAAGAGTTTTATATATGCATGAAGATACTGTTTTTATAACTGTATCAGTAACAGATAAAACAGATTTAAAAGAAATTGAAGATGAGGTTATAGCAAAGGATTTTCAAGATCCACTAATAACTAAAGCTGATTTAGAGTTATTAAAAAATGAAAAATAAAAAAATATGGCGTTTGCAATAATAGGAGGATCCTTAGCTGTTATAGGTACAACAGCGGGTTTAATTGGAAGTTCTAAAGCTAAAAAAAGAGCAACAGATGCTCAAAGAAAAGCTGATGCTAACTTTAGAAGGCAACAAAGGGCTTATGAAAGCTTTACATTTGAAAATAAATTTGATAATTTAAGAAACACTGCCGCTGATGCTCAAAACTTTGCAGCTAATTTAGAAAATTTTGGTGTTGGTGTTCAGCAAAGAGCTGACAACATGCAAAACTTTGCTTCTAGAATGGAAAATACTGCTGAAGACTTAACAGTCAATACTCAACAAGCAGAATTTTTAGCTCAACAACAGCAACAAGGATTAGCAAACACTCTTGGAAGTATGAGAGGTGCTGCGGGTGGCAGTGGAGTAGCTGCTTTAGCACAAGCTTTATCAAATCAACAAACTCAAAATTTACAACAAGCATCAGCATCTATAGGTATGCAAGAAGCACAGAACGCTCAAGCGGCTGCAGCACAAGCATCACAAATACAACAAGCTATTGCTCAAGAATCAAGTGCTAATCAAGCAGCTGGTTTACAAGCTTCTCAGTTTCAAGCACAAATGGCTCAAGCTAACCAAATGGCATCAGTTGATGCACAAACTAGAAATCAAGAAATGTTTATTAGTCAAGCAGCTCAAAATCAAATGCAACAAAGACAAGGGGCTATGGCTGTTCAAGGTATGGAATTTGATAGAAGAGCAACAATGTTTGGGCTTGCTGGAGAACAACAAGGAGCAGCTAATGCACAAATGCAAGCAGCGCGTCAGATGCAAGCTGATGCATTTTCAGGATTAGTAAGTGGTGGTATGGGTATGGTAGGATCAGCAATACCTGGTATTCAAGAAAAAATGGATTAAATAATAAAATTATGGCAGCAGACGCAGGATTAATAAAAAGTGCAAGTCAAGCATATAGAAGTCAAGATCCAAATTTTAAACTTGGTGAAAGCTTAAGGTATGGCTTTGATAAGATATCGCAAGGTATAACTAAGGGTCAAGAAATAAAAAGAGCTCAAGAAGAAAAAGAAAACCTTCGTAAAGAAAAACAAGCTGCTTCTTTAAAGAGATCAGCTGATGTTTTTCAAAATAGCATAGTAGAAGTATCTGGTCATGCTAAAACAGATAAACAAACATCATTAGTTCTTAATCAAGCTAAAGAATGGAGATCACAATCTAATGAATATTTTAAAATAATGGAAGAGTCATCAGTTGATTCACCTGAGTATGCTGAAGCCCAAGAAGGTTTATTGAAAATAAGAACTGGCATGCAAAACACAGTAGATAGTTTTGATGAACTAAATGCTATAAGACTTACTAGATCTGATATAGCAAAAAATAATGGTTATGCAGATTTTAATACAGTTGAAGGTGTTGACGGAGTAGATGACAATACTATATTAGGTAAAACTGAAGCTTTTGTACGTGAAGATGTTGACTACGCATTTGATGACAATGGCTTTTTAAGAATATCAGACGGACAAAATGAAGATGGTACTGCTAATTATGTTAGTATTAGTGATTACGATTCTACATTAGCAAGAGTTGCTGACGCTAGTGTTGCAACTGCTTTCACAGCTATAACTGATGATTTACAAAAACAAGGCGCTAAGGGTGATCCAATGGATAAGGTAGATCTTGAGCATAATTTTAATATTCAAAGAGAACGGTTGGTTAAACCAGGACAAGATAAAACAGATCAATTGTTAACTTTTTTTACAGATAATCCAATACCAGGTGTTTCATTAAAAGAAGGTAATGAAGAATTGATAAGAAATCTTCAAAGTAAAGATATTGAAGTAAGAACAAAAGCTAAAAAACAAGCTGTTGATTATCTTTTTGGAGAAACAGACAAAGGTAATGGTAGATTATATCAAGTAGCTGAACAATTACACAAAGGTAAACTTGACATATATAATAAGAAAAAAGAAAATGAACACAACTTAAAATTAGAAATTGAAAAAGCTAAAGCAGGTAAAAGCAGTTTTAGTGGTGCACAAGAAAAAGATCAGAAAGTTATAAATGCTTTGGATGTATTATTTAAAAAATCTCAACAACCTGCAAGCAACCTAAATGTATTAAGAACACTTGCTAAACCTAACAAGTATCCTATTGATTTTAATGGTGAAATGCTTGACAAATCAAAAGCAGATAAAATGTTAGAAATATCAAAAAATAATTTAACCAATGACTTAAGAAAACACTTAGGAGATAATAAACTCACGGTAAATACAAAAATTGATGATAATGGTGTAACAAAATTTATGTTATCAGGTACTGATGGTAGATCAAGTGGTGACTATACAATAGAAGAATTGTTTGCTCCAGTAACAGATCCAAATGGATTAGCTTACAAATATGCTACACTTAGTCAAGTTTTAGGAAAAGAATAATCAAAACAACATATGAATAAATTTTATTTAAACGGTTCTGAAATTTCTTTTGAGCAAATAAAAACTAATGCTGAATCCGAAGGGTTGAGTGTTGAAGATTATATTAAATCAAATAATATAACCTCAGAAGCTTTAAAACCAAATGATAATCAAGAGTTTGATACTAATTTTGACTCGGCAATAAGTAATATAAAAGAAAAAAAACCTGAAGTAAAAAAGTTAAAAACAAAAAAACAAGAAAGTTCTTTACCTAGTTATGCTGGTATGGGTGTCTATGTACCTAAAAAAGATTTTGTTGATCAAGAATTTACATATCAACAATTAGATAAGGCTAATGAAAATTCAGAAATAAAAAAAAGTATACAAGAAATAGAAGACAAATACAGTGATCAATCTCTTTTTGATGAAGTAAAAACTTATAAAACTGGGCAATATTTAGGCATGGGTGTTTATCTTCCAGATGAAGAAATAGTAGAAACTCCATACAAAGAGGAACTTAAAAATCTTAAAATAGAATTATCTGAAGTAAATAATGAAGTACCATCTAATGAAGTGCTTGAAGCTACATTAAGAAGAAGACTTGCTGATAAAGAAATAATAGAACTAAAAAATTATGAAACAGATCAATTCATAAAATCATTAACACCAAAAAAACAAAAAGAATTTTTAAGTAAGAATAGGTTAGATTATAAAACTTTAAATGATAACTATAACTTTAATGAAAATCAAGTAAAAATAAATAATGATTATAATGCTTTTATAGCTAGAAAAACGTTACTTGAAGAGTCTGAGCAATTTAAGTATAAAGAAAAAATTGAAAAAGACTTAAATGATCCTAATTTTATATTTGGCTCTGGAGAAGAAGGTGAAGAACAATTTATTTTTAATGGTAAAAAAATACCTAAATCAGTAGTTGATAAGTATACTATGGCATTTGATTTTGTAAAAAAAGAATCTAATGTAATCTCTGGTATGTATAATGCTTACGAAGAAAATAAAGAAAACTACAATAATAATTTAGAGGATAAATTTGATTTAGAATTAGAGTTTGATTTACTTAGAAGAGACTATGATTCTTTAGGTAAAAATGCAAACTCAGCTTATAATGTTACTAAGGGAATAATATTAGGAGGAGCTTCTTATATATATGGAATTCAAGATGCAGTTGTAGGGTTTTCATCAATACAAGGTGTTGCAGCTAAATACGCACAACTACAGCATAGAATTGATATGGAGAAAGAAAGATTTAACTACGCTCCTGATGTTCAGTTTAAAGATGCTTTTAAAGATGGTAACTTTGGTGAGTTTCTAATGCAAGAAATAAGTACACAGGCACCTATAATAGCTACTATGATGGCTACGGGTAGTATTGGTGTAGGTATTATTGGTGTGTCTTCTGCTGGTAATCAAATATCAGACATGGAATACGAGGAGATGATGTCCAAAAAAGATAAATATAAGTTTAATGATATTGAATATAGTAATACTGAAAAGTTTTTAATTGGAACTGGTTTTGGATTAGCTGAAGGTGTATTAGGTAGTTTACCAACAGCTAAAATATTAAAACAAGGAGCTACATTATTTAGTAAAGCTGGAAAAAGAGAGGTAGCTAAAGTTGGATTTAGAAAATACATAAAAGAAAATTCATGGAACGGAGTTGTAGTACCTACTTTTATGGAGTCTTCAACAGAAGGTTTAACTTCAATAGCCCAAAACTTAATAACTGGTAGACCAGTATTAGAAAATGTAGATCATGCAGTTTTCTCTGGAGGCTTATTTGGGTTTAGTATGTCTGCAGCACCTGTACTTGGAGCAGCAGCAGCTAGTAAGTTTGCTGATTATGATTCTTACTCTACATATAGGAAAAACATATTAGAGATGGGTAAGTTAAATGCTGAATTTAAAAGTAAGCATCCTGAAGTACCTTTCTTTGAAAAAGTATCAGCTTTAAAAGGTGAAAAAGTAAAAGAACGAACTGATTTTAAGGAAGACAAAAAAGTATTAGACTTAAAAATAAAAGAATTAAAAGAACAAAACGACGATATTTTATATGAGTTAGATGGTAACATGAGAGATAAGCTATCAGAAGAAAGCTATAAACTTCATGTTAACGCTATAGATACACAGGAAAAATTAAGAATTGAAGCTGAAAAAATAATAAACAGTGATGAAAGTCAAAAATCTAAAAATGAAAAATTAAAACCATTAAAAGAAAGATTTGATCGTTATCAACAAGCTGTTGATTTGTTTAAAAACCCAAAAGACTTTGGTAATAAATATCATTATCTACAACAATCAGACCCTAAGCAATATGACGAAATAAGAAAAGAAGCTGAGATATTAATTAGAGAAGAAAAGGGTCTTTCACCAGAAGATCAAGTTAGTGATAAAGATTTAAAAAAGAAGTCTTTTGATGTATATATAGAAAGACAAGTTACAGCCGATATAGCTAATACAAAAGCATTAATAATAGAAACTGGTTTAGGTTCTGTTGATTACTTAAACGCTAAAGTAATTGAATTTCAAACAGCTGAAGAAGCTCAGGCTTATGAAGATAAAAGAAGAGATGAATCTCAAGAAGCAGAGAATAAAAAAGCTGAAAAAGAAAAAAGACAACCATTAAAAATCAAACTAAACGTTATAAAAAATTCTAACGGTTATAATTTACAAACAGCTGATCCTAATCAAAAAAATGAAGTAGTTCTTATAAGAGATCAAATGGTAAATAATCGTAGAACCAGAACTGGTGTACACGAAATAGGTCATGGTATTTTTACTGAATTATTAAAAATAGATAACAACTCTGAACAAATGAAAGAGTTGGCTGACGTTATAATTAGATGGACTGGAGAGACAAATAGAGCAGCTTACGACAAAATGTTTAGTGGTTTATTTGGTAATCAGACAGCTGATAAAAAATCAAGTGAAATTGTTGCTAATTTTATTGAAAGAGTAGCTGATGGAACTATAGATCTTAAATCTAAAAAGTCAAGAGGTTTTACTGGGTTATTTTCATCATTGGTAAATAAAATGATGATTGGTAAAAGAGGTAATAAGGCCAAGATAGATTTTCAAGGTGAAACAGATGTAATACAATTTATTGGTGGTATTGCTAAAAAACTTGGAGATGGTAGTTTAAGTAAAGAAGACTTAGATGCTATTAGAGGAAATAAAGAAATATTTACTAAATCAAAAGGTAAAGTAAAAGAAGGTGTTAGTGAGTCTAAAGTTACACCTGAGATGATAAAAAGATCAAATGATATACAAGACATATATGATCAAGAAGGCGTTGATGGTGTATGGACAGCTATTGATAAAGGATTATTTGATGGTATAATAAATAAAACTGTTAATCTTTATTATAAAAATAGATTTAAACAAGAAATAGTACCAGCAGATAAACGAGAGGAAATGATTTCTCAATTAAAATTTAGCGAAGGTGGTCTTTTTGATTTATTTAGAACATACAATGGTAAGTCACCAATGGCTGCTTATGTTGAAACCCTACTTCCACGCAGATCATTTGATTTATTTAAGCCACTATTTAAAGATAAATTTGAACCAAGTTATTCAGATATAGATTCTCAATTTTTAGTTGAATCAAATATTGATTTTCAAACTACTCAAGAAGAAACTACAAAAACAAAAGAAGATGCCGAAGCTGAAGCGCAGAGAATTGGAAGTTTAATTGATCCAAGAACTTTAATGGATGATGATTTATCTAGCAAAGCCACGGAAACAATAAGTAATAATATGCCTGATTTTGGTTCTGAAAAAACAAGCTTTAAATCATTACCTGATTTATCTCCAGAAACAACAGCTGAAAGATTTCAGATACCAGCAAAAAAATTAATTCCTAAAAACAATTTTACTCAAGGTGAACTCAAGAATACAATGAGAAATCTTGATGAAATGTTTGATGATTTTGTAAAGATATTTCCTAAAGGTGCCGTAGTAGATAAAGCAGTAACTCAAAAGTTATATGGTACATCTACTGGCTTGCCTACTAATGTATTAACTGCTTTTTATAAAAAAGGTGATAGAATAGATACAGCATCAGGTTTACCTATATATGACTTAGCTCCAGTTACTAAAGAACAGTTTAGACAAGAGCTTGGTATACTTCCTGATGGAACTATACCTGACAAAGTATTTGTACAATCACCACAAGCTCAAACAGCCAAGGGTTTAGCTATAATGTTTGGTAAGTTAGTTACTAACACTACAGTTAGAGAACAATTGAAACCTGATGAAGGAAGTAGTCAGCAAATAGCTGATATTGGCGCTGGCAAAAGTGAATTAATGTTGAGTCAAGCTATTGCTGATCAAATGTATGGAAAAAAATACGATGGTTTTAAAGAAGGTTCTGATAGTTTTATAACATTAAATAATCCAAAAGATATAAAAAAAGCATACAAAGAAGCGTTTGCAACCTATAACTTTGAATATGAAGATCTTATATTAGAGCAGATGGAAAAATCTGCTAAAGCTTGGGAGAAAAGCAATAGTAAACTTACTTTAGGAAAGTATATATACGAAGAAACTTTAGGTAGAACTTTTAAGAGAACTTTTCAAGGTATATTAGGTTTAGAAAAAAGAAGTTTAGATTTTAGAAATGAAAAACAAATAAAATCTGCTAGAGAAGGATTTCAACTTTTAATTAACGAAATAGGTCTTGATTCAGCTTTAAAATATGTAGGACCTACAGTTAAAGGAGCTTATGGACTTAGATCAGGTGGGTTTAAATTAAATTTAGAAACAGGTGGATTTGATATAGCAAAAGGTTCTTTAAGGTATTTTTTAATAGGAGGTAGACTTGATTTTTTCAAAAATTTTATACCTGATGCATCTTATGAATCAGGTTCGCAATCGGCAACTATAAACCGTGTTGAAATAACATTACCTACTGTTTTTAGGCAACGATATGAAGTTGAGTTCGGTGAACAACAACAAGATAGAATTCGTCAAGCAGAAGATCAAAGAGAAGGATTTAGACAAATAGTTGATACTTTAAAAGATTTATATGAAAAAAATAAAATAAGCAAAAATGATCTTGGTATGATACTAATGACATTTAATTCTAACGTAGATGCTTTAGTTAGAACAGCTGCAATACCAAATTTACAAATTGAAAACTTAAATTCAAATAACCCTAAGGATTATGTTTATGAGCATGTTAAACCTGCTAGGCAAGTTATACAAGAAATACTTGGTCTTTATATATTAAATAAAGACGGTAACAATACTACGTTTGATCAAATAATGGAAGATTTTAGAGTTGCTATTATACCTAAAACATATGATAAAATAATAAGTAAATATTTTAAATCACATTTGCCTAAAGACGCTAATAACAAAGCTATAAAAGCTAAGATGGTTGATGGTGAATATTTAGCTGCTAGATACAATGATAAAAGGGTTGTTGAAGAAATAGAAAAAGCAGGATTACCTCCTCTTAAAATAGTAGAAGTAAAAAAACAAGAAACAAAGCAAGACGAACTTTCTAAGAGTGATGCTGATTTAAGTGGTAGATTTAATAGTATAATAGAGGAAACAAAAGGTGGTAAAACCGCGTTAGCAGCGGCTGATAAAGTTATACCAGAAGTTATAGCTAGACAGCAAGGCGCAAGTATAGGTAAATACAAGTTTTTTGTACCTCCATCAGCAGAGGATTTCATGGGTCTTATGTATTCTTTTATGGGTAAAGGTACTCAAGGTGATTTACATAAACAGTTTTTTGAAGAAACATTAAATAAACCGTACAAAAAAGGTATAGCACAGTTAGAATCTGCTAAGCAAAAAATAGAAACAGATTATAGAGAGCTTAGAAAAAAATATCCTAAAGTATATAAAAAGTTAAGTAAAAAAATACCTGGTACTGATTTTACATATGATCAAGCTATAAGAATATTTCTTTGGAAAAGCGGTGGTTTTGATATGACAGAAACTGGTTTAGAACCAGAAACAGCAGAAGGTAGAAAATTAATAAATGATGCTTTTTTTGCTGTAGCTAAAGATCGTGACTTACAACAATTTGCAAGAGGTGTTGGACTTATATCTGGTCAAGAAAAAGGTTGGATTGATCCTAGTAGAGATTGGATTATTGATAATATAGCTAGTGATTTAAATAACATATCAGATAAAATAAGTAGAAAAGAATTTTTACAAGAATTTACAGACAACTATAAAGAAATATTTAACAAGCAAAACTTAAATAAGATAGAAGCTATATATGGTAGCAGGTTTAGACATTCTTTAGAAGATATTCTTTTTAGGATGGAAAAAGGTACTAATAGAAACTTTGGATCTGAAGATGCTAGAGCTAACGCTTTTGCTGATTTTCTAAATGGTTCTGTTGGATCTATAATGTTTTTTAATATGAGATCAGCAGCACTTCAAACTCTATCAGCTGCTAACTATGTTAATTGGAGTGATAACAATATATATGCGGCTGGCAAAGCATTTGCTAATATACCACAGTATTATGCTGATGTTGTTACATTGTTTAACTCTGACAAATTAAAACAAAGAAGAAAAGGTTTTAAAATGGATGTTAATCAAGCTGAGCTAGTTAAATCAATAGAAGGCCAAAAAAATAAATTTAAAGCAGCATTAAGATATTTACTTAAACTTGGTTTTACACCAACTCAAGCTGTTGATAGTTTAGCTATAGCAACTGGTGGCGCTAGTTTTTATAGAAACAGAACCAAAACTTATCAAGAGCAAGGACTTAGTCTAAAAGAAGCTGAAGCAAAAGCTTTTGAAGACTTTTCAGAAATTACTGATCAAAGTCAGCAGTCATCAGATCCAGCTATGGTATCTGAGCAACAAGCTAATAAATTTAGTAGATGGGTATTATCATTTCAAAATACATCTATGCAATACAATAGACTTATAAAGAAGGCTGCGTTAGATATATCAAACAATAGAGGTAATACTAAAGAAAATGTATCAAAAATACTCTATTATTCATTTGTTCAAAACTTTACTTTTAATGCATTATCTAGCGCACTATTTGCAGTAGCACTTGGTAGTAGTGATGATGATGAGAAAGATCAGCAAAAAATTCTAAGAACTGCTAATGGTATGGCAGACACTATATTAAAAGGTGCTGGTTATCATGGAGCTATAGTTGCAATGTTGAAAAACACTGCTTTTGAAATACATAAACAAGAAAGTAAGAGTTGGGGCAAAGATTATGTATATGTTCTTTTATCAATGCTAAATGTTGCGCCAGCTGTAGGTTCTAAGTTTTCAAAGGGATATAAAATACAAAAAACATATGAGTTTCAAAAGGATCTTATAAAAGAAAGAGGATTTTATCCTGGTACTTTAAATCCAAAGAGTTTTGGTAAAAAACAAAGTTTTGGTTTTAAGGGAACAAAAAACATTATTGACAATCCTGCTTATATGATGGCTGGTTATGGTCTTTCTGTTGTAAACATACCTTTAGATAGAGTAATAAAGAAAGTGAGTAATGCTAGTTATGCTTTAGATAATACAACTAAAGGTTGGCAAAAAACAGCCTTGATGTTTGGTTTTAGTACATGGGATCTTGACTTAAAAAATGCCGATGGTCTTATTATAAAAGAAAGAGCTCAAGATCAAAGAAGAAAAGAAGGTTATAAAAAAGCAGCTGAAACTAGAAAGAAAAACTCTAAAACAAAGAAAAGATCAGCTATTGAGGAGATAGAATATAAAAATTCAGCAGAATATATAGAGAAAAAACGAGAGGCATATAGAAAAAAAATATTAAAGGCTAATAATTAATATAAACAAGTAATAATAAGAATATACAAAAAGTAAAAATATGGCACAAGAATTAGGAAGTGGTACTAACATGGGAGTTGATGTAGACGGAGATGGGAAACCTGACTTTCACTTAACATTAAAGTCAATAGGTTTAATCATTGCAGCGGTGTTTACACTAGGTAGTATGTACGTAAAGCTACAGATGGATATTGAAGATGCAAAAGCACTTCCGCCAGCCGCTATAGACAGAAAAGAATATGATTTAAATCATGCTTGGATGTTGGATCATGTTAGTGATTTAGAGGAGGATGTTAAGGATCTCAGAAAACACATTGAAGATTTACAGAAAGATCTATACAAGAAAAAAGACAGATAATGAAACTAGAACTAAAAAGATTTAGCGCAGGTAAAGACTCAACACTTGGTTTAATGTTTGTTGATGGAGAGTTTGAATGCTTTACATTAGAGGATGAATATAGAGCTGAAAAAATTAAAGGTGAGACTCGTATACCTGCTGGTACATATAAGGTAGAAAAACGTGAAGTGCTTAGTGGATTAACCGAGAAGTATCGTAGTAAATACCCTTGGTTTGATTTTCACTTTATGCTTCAAGATGTACCTGATTTTCAATATGTTTATATTCATGTAGGAAATGATGATGACCATACTGATGGTTGTCTTTTGGTGGGCGATGCTATTAAATCAAACAGATTTAATGAAGAAAATAACCTAACTAGCTCAGGACCAGCATTTAAGAGATTGTATCAAAAAATGTGTGATGCTGATATTATAAATATTAGTGTAACAGATTGTTGTACTGAGTGTAACTGTACTTGTAA